AGCGTTGTGAACATCTGGTCTAGGAACATAGACTTACCACCATTCTGCCCAAGCAGGGCACCAGGGTTCCATAGTTCCTTAACCATGAAGTCTTTCATAGTTTCTAGGACGTAAGCATTACCATCGCTAGCAGCGAATGCACGGAGTGCAGCCTCAGCCATCTCAGGATCCTTCTTAACAATCCCACGAAACTCATTCATGAATCGTTTAATCTTTGTTGCCTTGTCTAGTGACTGGGCAGCAGATGCAGCTTGTGAAGCTTTGGTGTTCCTCCAGTTACGTGAACGTAGGAGACTACCAGCAAACTCACTAGCTCGTTGGTTCATCAACAGAGCTGCTTCTAGGTTGTCTAGGTTCTGTTGCAGAGCATTCTCAATAGGAATCTTATCTACAGCAGTAAGGAGTGCAGTAGCCTTATCAGACACAGCAGCAGCTGTATCAGACATCAGCATCTCGAGAGCAACAGCATTGATAGGGTTAGGAGTCTCTATGACTTTTCCTGCTTCCACCACGCTCTTAGTCTGAATAGCGTCCGTAAGAAGAAGCTCACTAATATCATCCCACTGCTCCCTAGTAGCTCCAGACATAGCTCCAAAAGTATCAACGATATCAATATACCGAGCAATACTAAGCTGAGCAGCCTCGGCCATAGTAACTTCCATGCCGCCAACATTAAAGCCAGCTGCCTTTTCGAAGCCTTCCTGTGCCTCCTTAGCAAGCTCCGTGATGTATTTATCCACGTCAGCATTGCCATTGGAAATACGTTTGATGTTTGCTTGTGAGATTAAGCGAGCCCTACGACCACCAGCAGCGATGCCATTACGTGACATCTTTACCAAGTCTACCATATTCTCATACATAGATCCAGGTAAGATCTGACGCATACCTTTGTCAGGTAAGTCAAAGTAATCTGGATGCATGGATGGATTAGGTTTAGTAATCTCAGGATCAAGCTCTAAGTTAAGTTGTATGTCATCTTCTACAGCTTTCCGTCCTGCACCACCATAGATATCTTCAGTACCTTGTGAGACTACATCAGGATCTACAGCAGCAAAGTTGTCTAGCTTACCTTGTAGCCTCTCCATCTTCCTGAGAGTCTTAATAGCCTCAGGAGAGTCAGGAGCCATGTCAGCATAGACAACCTTAATGTTCTCTAGTTCTGCTGCAATCTTAGCAGGATCTCCTTTGGGGACAATGGTCTGTCCCTTGTCGATCTTCTTAGCAGCTCTCACGCCATTGCGGAAGCCAAAGATACGACCAAGGATAGCACCACCCATGAAGTCCTCTACGACAGCCTTAGCTCTCTTCTCAAGAGGAGTGTCATCCTCAGTGGTACGGAGAGGATTAGGCAGCCATGGTAGTACCTCACCCAAAGCATCACTCAGGTTCTCTTCCTCAGAGTGAGAGTTGGTGAAGGTAACCACAGCAGACTTAGCAGCATCCCTAGCAAAGGCACCAGCTTTAGTGGCACCAGGAGTAGTGAGGAACTTACCAGCCTGCAATAGACCAGGTACCTTGGAGGCTTTAGCGAGGTGACCAGCACCACCAGTCGTGAGGAAACCGAGACCGATCTCCCCAGCAAACCTAAGCATCTTGCCCCAGACTGTTTTGTTCTGAGGCTCAATGTCATCGTTGACTTGCAGCCATGAAGGCTTGAAGTCAGGGTTCAGGAGCTGTCCAGTCAGTACGCCTTCTGCAGTAGCACCAATGCCTTCGACCATGTCGATACCAGCACCGACCACTGCAGTTCCTACTTCCTGGATATTTTCCTGTAGTCCAAACTCAGAAGGATCTTTCTCTTCCTCTTTCTTTTCCTCACCTTCCTGCATATCCTGTGACTTCTCAGTAGCCTTCTGATCTACTGTCTCATCTTTCTGTAGCTTCTTTTCTGTCTTCTCTTGTACAGCTTGATTCTCTGCTTGAACAGCGTAGTCAGCACGCTGGTTCATCTCTTCTGTAGACTCCATCAACTCCGACTGGGGAGATGCTTTAGCCTGGTAGTAGTTGTCTACGTTTTCTGTAGGTTGATAAGTCATTGAGCGACTGCTGTTCCGTGTACGAATGCGTACCGCTTACCGTTAGGAAGTTCAATTACCAATCTGTCAGAGCCTTGACCACGAGCTGAATTATCAGTCCAGTTTTCAACGATCTTTGCACCACCAGTCAGGAAGACTTTTTGACCAGACTTACCACTTGGTGTGGCATAGTCATGACCATAGCTTCCACGAGCACGGTGTCCTGCATCATCGTCAGTTGTGATTGTCCCTTGAGACAGTGGTACTTGTTTGCCTTCTGCGTTTTCGACAAGTACGTATTGATCTAATTCCTGTTCTGTGATGCGTTGTCCAGCGTCACCATAGACACCACCAGACTGAACTGGTTTGACATCGAGGTGTGGTCCCGTAGAACCATAGCCTTTGCTTCCGATACTGTAAACGTACTTCTGCGCAAGGGGACTCATCAATGAGGTTTTAGACCAGGGTGAAGGAGTCAGCTGTTGTGACTCGTGAGACTTATGGGGATTGAATCCCATAGTCTCCATGATGCTAACTAGCTTATTTACATAGTTAGGATCAGTTGCATAACCTGCTGCTTTTACAGCTTTGGCTGCTTCATAGGGTGTTTTAGCTGATAGGACCGCAGCATATCTAGGGTCTTTCAGCAGTTCAACATAGTCTTTGACGCTGCCAGTAGCAGAATCATAGTCTCTGAAATTAGCCATAGTTGGCACACCACTGTATTCAGTAGTAGCACGTGCAGTACCTCCTCCAGAGAAATCTTTAATACCAAAATAGTTATTCTTACCAGATGTATGCTTACCATACCCTGACTCCAGAGCCCATTGAGCGGCTACAAGAGGAGCAATAGCAGGAGGAAAGCCGAAAGACTGAGCAGCCTGGATAACATCTTTACCACCTTGTACTCCCTGTCGGATGACAGCAGGAGGAAGTTGGCCTTGAGCCGAGACATAATTGACTCGAGAATTAGTGGGTTGGTTTAGCTTAGCCAAGAGACCTTGGTTAATAGCTACATCTTGATAGAGGTCTTCACGTTCAAAAGGTCGCTGTGACTTCAGACCATGATGATCAAGAATCATTTGAGTAGCTTGATCAATAGTAACAGGGATACCCTGTTGATTCATTGTTGCGACTAGATGGGATACTTGTGCTATCACGTTAGGATCTAAGTTGGATGGATCAGAAATACGTTGAGCTTCCTCTTTAGAGAACAGGTCATTCGTATTGTTTTGAAGGGCACCGAGACCACCTTTAACAACAGTCTCTGTACGCCGCCTCATCATATCTTGTGCTGCATCAACAGCATTCTGGCTAGTGACACCACGGTCAAAGTACATGAACCGTGCCTGTCCACCTAAGCCTTGCATGGCGAACATGCCTTTACCTTCTTTTATATCATCATCAATCTGTTCAACCACTGATTGAGTAGCCATGCTGTACAGCTCATCAGGAGACTTACCAGCATTAGCAGGGTCTTGAGTCAGCAGACGATACTGCCTTTCTACTAGACCTTGTGCCTGGATGACAGCCAGTCCGACAGAGGCATTGCTACCATCTGTTGCAGACAGGTCTGCTTTACCAAGTACATGCTTCTCTACAATCTTACCATACTTCTGAGCAGCAGCATTACGTGCAGGTGCATTACGCCTATCAGACGTTTCTGCATCCTTCATGTACTTCTGTACAATCTCAGGACTATACTTACCAGAGGTAAGCTCAGCAATAGAAAGCTGGTCAGTCTGCACAAGGTTTTCAATAGCTGCTTCCTGTTCTCTCAGGTCACGAGATTTAAGAGTACCATTCTCAATGTAGTTCTTCAGGAAGTCAGGTACTTCTTTAGTACCATGCTTCTGATAGAACTCCTCCATGTAAGTCTCTAAGTGCTGCTCTTGATTAGGATCAGCTCGAAGAGTTTCTAAGATCTTCCTAGCATCCTGATCAGCAGACAGCTGCTCTTGAGCTTCCATGTTCTCCAGAGCCTGCTGCTTAGCTGCAGTCATTTCCTTTTCAGCCAGGACGATCTCAGAGGCATACACCTCTTCATAGGTCTTCCCACCTTGACCAGGAACCGGACTCTTGAGGAAGGTCTCCATAGTGGCAGCAGCCTCAGGGTTTGCCTGAATAGCCTCCATCCACATCTTAAAGGTATCCTTCCTAGCAGTGGATGCTTCAACTCCTCCTGCCCTTGTGAGGTCACGGAGAGCCACCTGCATGGCTTGGACGTTACCAGTCCTGATGCCCATCAGAGCTTCATTGTTAGCCTCTAGCTGTGCTTCCTTCTGCTTCTCTGCTTTGAACTTAGTAGCAGCCTGATTCATGACAGCTGCTTCAGCTCGCCTCATTGGTTGGAAGAGAGACTTCTCAAGCATTGCTGGGTTCATGTCTAAGAGACCAGTGTCTCTCATAAGCTGAGCACGGATAGCTGCAGTAGCAGCAGCAACCTTAGCAGGATCATTACCAGCTTGGTTGATTTGGAACTGCTCACCATCAGCAAGTGTGATCACCTGTGTATTGGTAGCGAGTTGCTCAGACAGGATGCCAGGCCAACGTTGACCTAGGTCTCCAGCCATAGCCTCAGCATAGCCTAGGGCTTTGTATCCGGACAGCTGGCGAAGACGATACGTGCTATTGTACGATGCACCATTCTTCTCAGCCTTTGCCGCAGCGTCTTCAATTTGATCATGACTTGCAATTAGTGCTGCTTTACCTTCATCAAATTCAGCTTGCTCTTCAGCAGAGACACCATACTGGTAGTACTCTGCCATGCCAGCTTCTTTCTCTTGATCGTTCAGAGCTCCTTTTACTTTACCAAGACGATCAACTAGAGTTGAAGAGAACTTAGATAGAGCCTCCATCTCTTTGATGTCCTGATTTGCAATGTAGCTCTCTGCCTTCTGTGCTCTCTCTTCAGAGTCGAAGCGACGCTCGATACTGTTGAGATAGTTTTGTTGTCTCCTCTGATAGTCAGAGAACTGAGCATTCATTTCAGATGCCAGATCAGCTGCCTTCTCAGGATTATATTGTCCTCCTTCCTGTGTACGGCGGTAGCCTTGAGGTTGGAAGAAATCTAGATTAATTGCCATTAGCCAAGTCCTCCTAGACCGCCCCAGAAACTACTACCCATACCAAGGAACATACCACTCTTACGAGAGCTAGCAATGCCACCACCAATGCTACCAGCTGCACCAAGACCAGTCATGAACAGGTCCATGTTACGTTGACCCTGACCAGGAGCCATAGGTCCTCTAGCCAGATGTGGTGCCACCAATGCATTCTCAAGCATAGGTGCAATAGAGGATCGAGCGAATGCCCTAGCCCTATCAGCCTGTGCCTGACCTTGGAAGTCTTCCATACGTTGTACTCGAGACATCCTAGACCTTGTTAGGTAGTCAGCTTGTCTCGCCTCTGCTCTGCCAAAAGAGGCAGATCTTGCTCGTGCTATATTACCAGCACTAGCTCCTGTCATACCAGCTGCTGCAGCCTGACCAGACTCCATAGCTTGTCTAACAAACCTATCTTCTGAAGCAAAGGCTGCTTCAGCAAATGTTTCATTCAAAGCTAGCTGTTCCCTACCATAGGCACGGTTAGCAGCTTTGTCAATAAAGGCAGCATTCTGTTTAGCTTGTGCAAACTCTTGGCCTGCTACATTTGATATGTTCTGCCATCCAGCTTTCTGTTGTTCTAGTCCAGAATAGAAACTGGACATAGATCGGCGGTTAGCTAGATTGGTTGCTTGTCGTTGCTGTACATACTCATTGTGTCGTGCACCCTGAGCAGCATTAGCTTTGAAGAAACCAAGTCCAGCTTGAGCAGCGCCTAGTGCGATTGTGCCCCAAACCATCTGTAAAATTCGATAAAGGTTAGATTGTTAGGTCCATACTCAAACTCTTCGCCGAGTGTGAAACCCAAATGTTTTATAAGATTAATGTGTACGGTGTTACGCTTATCAATGATGTTGTAAAGATAAGCATTGTCAAATGCTTTTATCCATCGTCTACATACACGACCAAATGATATCGGGTATTCTTCTATCACTGGTGTGCACAGCATCCATACACAACCATCATCATATACACCAGCCAGAGCGGCTGTCCTACCGTCTGGTGAAACGGCGTATGAACTATGGGATTCTAAGGCATGGTCTACTATTTCCATAGGGTCTTGACCATGCCCTTCCACTACTTCTCTATAATCATCAGGTCTAAGGTTAGAGGCTACCTCAATAGCAGCCTCTTTTGTTGCAGGTAGAATAAGAAAGTTAGACACTCTGATAGTATTTGTTGTTATAATCTCCTTCCCATGTCATAGAGTTTAAGATAAACCCTGTCGGGTAGCTAGTTTTAAGAGTAATATTAAGGGTCTGATTCCTCTCATAGCAAGGCATTGTGACTATCCTAGTAGGTAGGAATGCTACCTGGTTAGCAGGATAAGCATTATTCATCCTAGCTTCATAGGTCTGTGTGAAGTCACTCTTACCAGTTCTCCGTATCTCTACATCAAATGCCTGATTTACACCCAGGTCAAACTTAACCCTATGGATAATAAGGCTGGACCTCCAGTCTGAAGTGGTACCTTTACCACTGGTTTTGGTTGGATAGATAGTAGGAAAGTCTACTTTCATCTCAAACTCATAGCCAACAAACAGGTCTGTCCTAATAGCATTACCTTGAGCATCAAGACTATTCCTCCAATTTCCCTTTAGCGTGACAGTCTGACCGACAATACGGTTAGGGTCTGTAGCTTCAGTACCTAGTTCTACGATCCTGCCTTGGTTCTGACCATCAGTCAGCGTGAAGACATACATAGTTTGATTAGCAGAATTGCTAGTATAAGGTAGAGTAAAGGTAGTATCATCATCAGCTGCAGTGTAGGTGAGATCTGTGAATGGTATCTGTGACTTACAGTCTAGGTATACATGATATGGGAACCTACCTTGACCACCATAGGGATAGGTAATAGTCCCATCATCTACCTTGAGATCAATCTTCTGTGTGGTAAGCTGCTCACCATTCTGCATAACTATGTAGATTACATCGTTATGGATGCAGTGGTGGTAGGAGTTACCTTGTAGAATCCATCGGAACCATGCTCCCTGTAGCCTCTCCTGTCCTGTCTGGTAGTACTTATACCCGAACAGGGTGTTATGTTTGTTGACACTGAAGAGCACAAACTGCTCATCTCTAGAGCCACTCACATGATTAATGTTAGGTGGGAAGCTATGGGAAATGATCTTACTTTGTTCAATTACTTGAGGTTCTCCTTCCCGTCGCTGTTGTTCCATCTCGTAGAATCGTGAGGCGACGGCGTCCCCATTGACAAACCCAACAGTAGTACCAAGACTGAAAGGATCAGTTTGTTCGTTAAAGTCATACGCTGCAATGTAGTTAATCTTAGCAGTGTTAGGAGCTAAGATGTCATTGTCAGTAGTCAGCATGAACTGCTGTGTTCGACTAAACAGGTTCAAGCCTACGTTAGTTTCCAGAGCTCCAAAGAGGATAGCTGGCTGTGTAGCAGAAGCTGAGATATCAATTGGATCTTCTGGTGTTACAGTTAGAGCTGTAGTGTTAAAGAAGTTAAAGAAGTCACCAGGTTTAGAAAGGATAACATTCTGTCCACTAAGGAAACCTAGTCGGTTCCTAAACAAGACAATGTTATTGATGGTAGCATTGGGTCTTTCCTGTGGGTCTTCCACATTAGTAGGAGTATAGCCACCAATAAAAGAAGGAGGTGGGTTGCTGGTATCATCACCAACAAGCCTAGACTCATAGTTAATAGGTTGTACTACAAAGGTACCATCTGTCATACGTACCATTTGGTGTGGCATAGTATGATCATTTATGGTAAGACGTGTGTTAAACCCTACTGTTTCTTCCCAAACACCAACACCATTCTGATCATTCCTACCAACGAACTGAACAAAGTAGTTGTCATCAGTGTTTTCAGAGTTAGCAATCTCTACTTTATACTCATGCACACACTGTGTGGGTAGGAGAGCAATGTTCTGTACAGTATCTGTGAAGCATTGGATGAGAGCTGGAGCTGTGCTGTCTAGAGTAAACTCATTAGCACCACCATTAATCTGGAAACCATTACCAACCTTAGTAGCTGTAAAGCCAGTAGGTAGGTCAGCGATCAGACCATCGAGGATGGCATCTGCATCAAGGGTACCGGTACCAGCTGTGTGTGTAAGTGGTGTGGCAGTGCCACCATTGACTGAGACATTAACCTGATACTCCTTCTCATTAGCTAGCTGTACAAGAGAGACCCAGCCTACATTAGTAGCAGCAGGGCTTAGGTCATCAGCTCCAGTACCAGTAGTCATGATAGGATTAGCAGTCCTATTGGTAAAGAAGGTATAGTTGTTAACAGTCAGGTCACGGATGTCTGTATCCTCTGCGTGCGTTAGGTACGGTGTGTTAGCACGTATAGCACGTGGTGCATAGGTATCAGGGACAGAAGCAGGAAAGAAGAAAGGAGCTGTAGTCTCATCATCTTCATGGACCACAGGACATTCCTCTCCTGCTAGACCATTAAAGAAAGTGACAACAGTACCAGCCATTCCGTCTACGCTAAAAGTATCACCTCTATTATACCCAGTACCAATAGTGTTGATAGTAGCGCGTACAAGTTCCCCATCACGAACGAGTGTATTAACAGTGAGGCCAGTCCCAGTACCAGTAATATTCGTAGTAGCTTGGTTAGTGAGCTCACCATTGGTCAGTCCTGTCGATCGAGTAGTGACAGAAGTATAAGGATTAGTGCCATAGAATCTAGCTGTGACAGTATCAGTACCACCACCATCGACAGCCATTGTAAAGTCAACAGTGTCATATGTCAAGTAGTCCCTACCTTGTGTGTTGATAAGGATACGAGTTGCTACATTACCTACAACAGTAATGTCAGCTGTCATGTTAATACCTACACCACTAGTTGCAGCAGCAGCTACACCAAAGAAGGTACCATTAGTTAGACTAGCTCCAGCGTCAGTGATAGTAAGGAAGGAGTCAGTCGAGTTGACTAGACGCCAGACCTGGACATCACCTCCTCGCCTCACTACTCCCATGTACTGTTCAAATTTATTATTATAAATATCAAACCAATGACCTTGGCTGGCATCAGTAGTAGCATTAACTTCACCAATGTTACCAATGATCTCAGATGCAGGACGCTTGAATAGCATCTCTGTAATATCAGGCACACAGTTGACAAGGTTTCTAACCTGACCTGGTGTCTTCAATTGGTCCGGCTGGTCTGACATACCCAGGACATAGTTAGGAATCGTCTGTGTGATTGCAGTCATCGGCGTAAAGCATGGAACGGTTGGAAGGGTCTGTAGGTAGTACCGATCGGTTGACCAAAGAAACTGTAGTCACCTTGTGAGCATTCATACTCAACACACTGAGCACGAGTGTTCACCTCTTGCTGTTGCAGGAGAGCGAAAAGTTCTCTGTTATCAATCAGCTGAGCAGCAGCTCGTACAGAAGCCTTAGCTACAGTGTAGCGTTGGAGAGCATAGGGTAGATCAGAATAGTCAAAGAGATAGACAACGTTACATAGGTATGTACCTTGTGGCCACACATCTGTATGGTGTACCTTGTCATAAAGTTTGTTCTGCCTCACCACTACATCATAGCGGTTGAAAGCATTGTCAATAGAACCAGTAGGACGCTGCACACCGAGCTGTCCATCAGGGTAGGGTTGGTATAGGTCCAGTGCTAGGTACCTATCATTCATAAAGATGAAACCATCTGCATCAGGAATCAGCTGCACAGCAGACTCTTGGTTGTATGTCCATCCTTCATTCTGCACATCAATAGCGCATTCATTAACAAGGTTGGCAATCAGAGAGTGCTCTGGGTTGTCATAGTTAATGGTGGTTATAGGAGACTGACCGATAGCAGCCAAGACTTGGTTGATTGCGGATAAGTCTGTATCGTAATTTAAGATGCTTGGCATCGACATAGCGAATCATTCTCAATAGAAGGATAAAAAAAAGGACCCAGCCGAAGCCAGGTCC